CCCCCGACTTGACGTGGCCGCCCGCGAGGTAGTCGGCGAGCGACGCCGAGAAGAGCAGCTCGCGCGCCATCGTGCGCGCGTGATCCTTGCCGCCGCCGCTGTCGGCGATGCCGACGCCGTAGAGGTTGGTGCGCAGGTTCGTCGGCGAGCGATACTTGCGGCCGGCGAGCGCGCCGATCATCGCCATCGCCGCCCCGAGGGCGAGGAACGGCTGCGGTCGCGGCGCCGTGCGCTGGGCGTGCTCGACGAACGCGCCGAGCATCCCCCCGACATCGAGCAGGCCGCTCGCCTTACGCGGCACCGGGGCCGGCGTCGTTGGGACGGGCGGCGCCGATCGGGCTTGGAATTGCGACAGGTCGACGCTCTTGACCGCCTCGTCGACCGCGCCGTTCAGCACGAGATGCGCCTCGGGCACCCAGCCGCGTTGCTGCGCATGGTAATAGATCGTGCCGGCGCCCGAGCGCGGCCTGCCGAACTCGCGATCCCACTTGCGCTCGCTCGCGGCCGGATCGTCCTTCGACGATTGCGCAGACCACGAGAGCCAGAGGTCGCAGCCCTCCTCGCCGAGCGAGCCCTTCAGCGCGAGCCCGATCGCGACCCAGTCGTCGTAATGGAGATCGTCGTTGCGAATGTACGGCAGCGCCGCCTCAATCGCCGCTCGCGTGCCGCGCAGCTCGCCCGTCGTGCCGGCGGCGAACTTGGGCGCCCCCTCGCGCAGCGTCTCGCCCTTCACCTCGGCCGGGATGAGCTTCAACGCCTCGGCCAGGAACTTCTCGACCTGTTCCTCGGTGATCGCCGGCAGCCGCGCCGCCGGGATCTCGACGAGCTGCTCTTGCGGCCATACGTAAGGCCGCGTCGTCACCGGGTGGATCGCGTAGGCGAGGAACTGATTGCCGAGCCCGAGGATCTCGATCGGCTTGCGCTTGAGCGCGCGCATCGGCGGCTTGGCCGCGCGATAGATCAGCATCCGCTTGGGCGCGAGCCCGATGCGCAGCGCAGGCGTGTCGCCGAGGATGCGGCGCGCCAGCGCCTCCAGCTCCAGCGCGAGCTGCTGATCGAGCACGTCGAGGTCGATGCCGACGATCTCGCCGCAGGCGACGCCAATCGCGCAGCCCGGCCAGCGGCTCCAGATGTCGATCTCAAAGGCGCGCGTTGCGCGCTGGCAGTGCTTCGTCCATTCCGGGTAGTCGACCCACCCCGCCGCCCGGTACTGCCCCGGCTTCTTGTGGCCGGGCATGATCGGGATCACGGGATAGCCGCAATCGACAAGGCGCGCGCCGTGCTGCGCCATGAACGAGAGCGCGTCGTCGGTCATGCCCTTGGCCCCGGCTTGCCAATCAGGGCGCAATAGCCGAGCCCGTCCCTTTCGTCGTGCCAGCGCCACGCCATACACTCGATGCTGATGCACTCGCATCCGGCCGGGATGATCGTCGCGCAGCGATCCAAATCCTCGTGGTCTTCATAGATGCGGTTGCCCTTCTCGACCCGCGCGAAAGGACACCAGCACCGCGCCGCCTCTTCCTCGTTACGAAACATCAGAACGGCACCTTGTCGCTAGCGAGCTTGCGGAGCGCGTCGGTGTAGCCCGTGACGACGCACTCGATGAAGCCCATCCACTCGTCGTTCGACCACGCCGCCATGTCGGTGCGGCCGAGCGCCTCGATGTACTCGCCGGCCGGCTGGCTGGCCTCCAACAGCGCCGCAATCTCGTGTTCGGTTGGGTCGATCACTGGGAACCTCCTGATGATGATGTCGACGCACTCCACCGAGCACGCGCGATAGGTGACCTTGCCGCCGTTCGGGTCGAACCAGCCGAAGCCTCGCCCCGCTCGCCAGCAGATGGCGCAGACGTCAGAACGTGGCTCCCACGATTTCGGTAAAGCGACCGTTCTGACGGACGGCGATTTCTTTCGGGCGCGCGAGCGCTTGCGCATTGGCGAGAGCCTCGTTGACGGTATCGGGCACGGCGAGGTCTGGGGCGCGCTTGCGCCACCACGTTTCCGCCTTCCTGCGCGGATAGCCGATGTGCTCGAAGCACACCCACTCTTGATGCCGAAGCAGCCCGCAGCGGTAAGTCACCTTGAGCGAGGGCGGCTTGCCCGGCTTGCTGTGCGGTCCATAGGCGACATCGTCGACCTCGACCCACTCGGGCCGCAGCTCCTGCTCCTTGCCGTCGCTCAGGATCGGGAGGTCCGAGGCGACCGCGTCCAGTTTCGGGCCGGGCTGCGGCAGCCCCCGCCCGCACTCTGGGTTCGAGCAATGACGCAGCCCGAAATCGTTGATCGTCCAGCAAATAGGACAGCGAATGCCCTGCGCCGGGATCACGTCGCCGGCCGGCACATCGAGCTGCGGCTGTAGCAGCCCCTCGCCGGGCTCCTTGACGCCCGAGCTGCGCACGCGCGGCCGGTCGATCGGGCCGTGGCGCGCGATGTTGCCTCCGAAGTCGAGGATCAGGCAGTCCTCTTTGCCAGGAAACAGGCGCGTGCCGCGCCCAACCATCTGGATGTAGAGGCCGGGCGACTTGGTCGGCCGCGCGAGCGCGATCATGTCGACGTGCCGCGCGTTGAAGCCCGTCGTCAGCACGCCCATGCTCGATAGCGCGCGGATCTTGCCGGCCTTGAAATCGCCGAGCACCTGATCGCGCTCCCCCTTGGGCGTGTGCCCATACACGGACCCACAAGAGATGCCCCGGTCGATCAGCGCCATGCGCAGCAGCTCGCAATGCTCGATGCCGGTGCCGAAGACCAGCCAGCCGCTGCGGCTCTCGCCGTGGCGGACGATCTCGTCGGCGATGCCGGTGATCGCCCCCGGCTGCATCGCGGCGGCTTGGAGCTGCCCGGCAATGAACTCGCCGAGGCGCGTGCCGACGCGGCTCGTGTCGATCTGCGTCTCGCCCGAGACGGTGATCGGCCGAGAGAGGTAGCCCTGCTCGATGAGGTCGCGAACGTTCGCCTCGTAGGCAATATCGGTGAACAGCGCCCCATCGCCCTTGTGCAGCATCCCGCTGTCGAGCCGGAACGGCGTCGCCGTGAGCCCGAGGATCTTCGTATAGGGGTTGATCGTCGTGAGGTCGTCGAGGAAACGGCGATACATCGTGCCGTTGGTGCGCGGGATGAGATGCGCCTCGTCGATCAGCACGAGGTCGACCCGTTGCCCCATTTCATAGGCGCGCTTGTGGATCGACTGGATGCCGGCAAATAGGATCTGGGCGTTCAGCTCGCGGCGCCCCTCGCCCGCGCTGTAGACCCCGGCCGGCGCCCCCGGCCACGCGGCGAGCAGCTCCTCGTAGTTCTGCCGGATCAGCTCGCGGACGTGCGTCAGGATGAGCACGCGCGTGTCGGGATATTGCTCGATCGCCTCGCGGATGAAGGTGGCGATGATGAGGCTCTTGCCGCCGGCCGTCGGGATGACGACGAGCGGGTTGCCGTCCTTCCTGCCGAAATAGGCGTAGAGCGCATCGACGGCAGCGCGCTGGTATGGCCGCAGCTCGATCATGCCTTCGCCCCATCAATGAATGTGCTGCCGTCTCTCAGCCGGTACTCGATCCACAGCGCATCGACCTCGGCCGCGTCGACTTGCTCGCCCGGCACCAGCTCGGGAATGAAGCGATGGTCGTCGCAGCCGGCGAGCTGCTCGTCGGCGTTCAGCGCGTAGTCATAGAGGCCGCAGTGCCAGCCCCCGCCGTCGGCCGGCGTCGACCAGAGACAGGTGCGGCAATTGCGGTCGGACCACTGGCCCTCGTGGCAGATCTCGCGGTGCGAGCACCAGCGGCACTCGAACCAGCTCGGATCGTTCGAGAGGCGGGCCGGCGGTCGCTTGCCGAAGATGATGCGCTCGGCCTTGGCGATGAGGCGCAGCGCCAGCTCGGGATTGGCCTCGGTGCGGCACGAGACGGTGCGCCGGCCCCCCGGCGACGACGCCGTCAGGTAATGCCGGTTGAGCTGGCTATAGTGCATGTAAAGCACGGCCTGCGCGTAATAGACCGTGTCCCACGCCGCCAGCGCCTGCTTCTCGCCCAGCTCGGCCTTGAGCTTCTCCAGCTTGGCGAGCTTGGTGTCGTTGACCGCCTTATGCTCCCAGACATGGACCGTCTTGGGCGCCTGCAAGATGCCGGCGATCACGCCATCCTTGTGGCCGCCGAAATGGCCGCCGTGATCGGTGTAGCCGAACTGGCGCCCCGTCTTCGGGTCGACGGTCCAGAGGGTGACCCCCTCGACGAGGCGCAGCCGCTGCGCCTGCACATCCTCGGCCGCGTGCCCGTCGGCGAAGCGCTTCAGCGCCTCGGCCGAAAAGCGCGTCCTCGTGACCCAGCGGAAGATGTACCAGAGGTTCCGCTCGCATGAGTGCCCGATCGCACTCATGCCGAGGTAGCGACGCGGCTTGTCGCGCAGCGCCCGGTCCTCAAGCGCGCGATCGGCGGCTTCAAGGGTCGGGTCGAGAATGAACGGCAACGCGACCATAATGTGCTCGCTCAAAAGGGATGCCGGCCGGGGTTCCCCACATAGCCGCTCGCTCCTTCCCCTGGTATCAGAGCGGGGGCGGCCGGCGTTCGGGTTGCGGCCTAGCCGCGCGCCTGCCGCCAGGGTGGCGTCGCCTTAGCTGCTGCCGCCGCAGCCGCAGGGGCCGAGGTCGGGCTCGCTGTAGAACCACCCGGTGCCGCCGCAGTATCGGCAGCCGGGGTCTGCCCTAAAGGGGCGGCGCCACCGATCGGCTCGTATCCCTTGACCTTGTTCGAGGCAGCGAAATCGCCTTTCGCCGGCTCGACCCGCACCGTCGCCTGCATCCGCCGGAAATGGAGCTGCTCGGTGTCGCGCAGTTGCATGACGCCAACCGCACGGCAGATCGCCGAGAGCGTCTTGTTCGCGATCTCGACAGTCTGCGGGTCCGTGTGGATGGTGTTGAGGCGATCCCAGAGCTTGCGGCCCTTATGCTCGCCGTCGGTCACCTCCATCTCCAGCCAGACATGAAAGTTGCCGGCCGTTTTCTTGCTCTCGCGCATCTCTGACTGGACGATCTGCACCGCGTACTTGCCGGGCGGCAATACATCGAAAGGCTTGTTCGGATCGACTTGCGTCGCATCAAAGTTCAATTGCACCATGTGCGGGTTCCTACTTTTGCTTGTTGAGTTCGTTCTCGAATGCTTCCCACGACAGCGGCAGCGTCGCGGGGAACTCTTGATCCGGCCTTCCGAAGCGGTTCTTGGCGAGGAATGCCGGCATCTCGGTCGTGTGCAGCAGCCGCTCCGCTCGGCCAGTGCCGCGTGTCACCGTCTTATTGAACCCGACGTTGCTCTTGATCGTGCTCACCCGGTAATTCGCGAAGAGAACACCGTCGGCGTGTTCCATCAGGAGCGCGGCGGCGCCCTTGTGCAGCTTGATCTCGTAGCGGTCGAAGGGCTCATGCTCCGGGCTGTCGAACCGCTTCACCTGGGCGTGGGCGAGCTGGATGATCGTCATCTTCTTGTCGTCGCGCAGCGCGTCGATCACCTCAATGTACTCATCCCAGACGGTGAGCGCGGCGGCGTAGCCCTTGCCGTAGCCGGGATCTTCGATCGAGCCCCACTTGTTGCGGCTGCACGTCTCTCTCCAGACGAGATCTTCCAGCCAGTCGAGGCTGTCGATCACCACAGTTTTGAACTTGTGGTCGCCCCACTCCGTGTAGAGCGCGATCAGCGCCTCCTTGACCTCGGCGAACGTCGCCATCAGCGGGAAGGCGTCGACGCCGATCGGCAGCCCGTCCTCGATCGGGATGAAGACCGGAGACGGCGCGCCGGCCGCAAAGGTGCTCTTGCCGACGCCGGCCACGCCGTAGACGATGAGCCGGGGTGGCTTGCGCTCGCTGACCCGGTGCAATGACTTGAGCGAGATCGCCATCTAGCGCGCCTCCTTGACCTCGACGGCGGGCTTCGCCGGCTTGGTGGTGATCGCCCGCGCCGCCAGCGCCCAGAGGTCGGGCTTGTTGGCGGCGAGCCAGCGGCAGCCGGCCGCGTCAGGCTCGATCTTCTCGACGACGCGCACCGGGCGCAGATCCTCGGGGATGAGGTCGGCGACCTCGCGCCACACCGCCTCGTCGATGGTGCGGGTGAGCTTGCCGGTAATGGTCACTTTCAGGTCGCCGATCGCGTGCGTCTCCGCACCTTCCGGCCGGCACCCGATGAAGCTGATCAGTTGCTCCTCGATTTGCAGACGTTTGAACTTTGCTGCGGCCTCTTCAGCTTTTGCTGTTAGCCATTCACGCGCTAATCTTTGCTGCTCTTCGCTCATTACTTTCCCTCGTCCACACTTCCACAGTCACTCACTTCAGCAATTTCGTAGAGGCAGGCCGCATAGCCGGCGATGTCGACCGCCGTGTCGAGGTGGGCGGGGTTCGCCAGCGCCCGCTCGACCTTCAAGTCGATGAGGCACACCGCGACCTGTGCCGGCGTCACCCTCTTCCCGAGCGTCAGGCTCCAGCGCTTGGCAATGCGCGCGAAAAGGTCTTCCGGCTTGCCGTAGGCTTGCCCGCGCGCCGTCACCGCCGCCTGGGCGAGGCGCAGCGCCTTGATGCGCCCGCCGACCTCGCGATCCTCGGCCTTGTGCCGACACCACCCGTCGCTGCCGCAGACGCTATAGGTGCAGTCGATACAGGGCACGAAGGCGGGGCTCATGCCGCCTCCTTGCGCAGCTTGAGGCGACCGTGATGCGCGATCAAACACGCCTCGGCGCGGCCCTCGTCCTTGACGCGCGAGAAGATCTCGGCGCGGTCCTGCCACAGCTCCTGCGCCATCGCGCGGCTGGCATCTTTGCCGGCGCCGGAAGGGATGCCGACGCTGCGCTTCCAGACTGCCGGGGTAACGTCGCGGATCGGCACGCAATGGGCGCGCAAGAGCCCCCGGATCAGGCCGTAGCCCTTGCCGAAGCTAAAGGCGCCGAGGGCACCCTCACCCGGCCGCACGCCGACGAGTTCGAGCCATGCCGCCTCGACATGGACGGCGATGAGCTTCTCGACCTCGCGGGCCAGCTCGACCTCGGCGATCTGCCGCCGCTTGCCGGCCTTGATCGTCGGCATGTCGACGTACTTCTCGATCTGCCCGTCGTAATTGAGGCGCACGAGCGCGCCCGACAGGCCGGGATCAATCCCCAAGATGCTCATATGCCGTCCTTCACCCTGTAGCCTTGCGGCAGCCCGTCGAAGAGCCCCCGGTCGCTGACGACGAGCCACGGCATGAGCCGCAAGGCCGTCCGGTTCCTGATCTGCCGGCCGTTCGGCAGGTCGTAGCGATCACCCCAGATCGTGTGCTCGACGAAGAGCGGCCGCGCGCGTCGATCTGGGCGAG